AATTTTGATTTAATACATAATGATTTGGATAATTAGTGGTTTTATGTTTTTTACCAACCCAATCAACTGTTTTTGATACCATTGTATAATGTGATTTATCAACATTGTTAATTTTCATAAATAATTCATTTACTAATGTAAATTTAATTAAAACAATATTATTATATTTATTAGAACATAAATATTCATCAGTATCATTACAATTAATACTATTAAAAATTTGTAATAGTATTTTATTTACAGTAATAGAATCATATTCTTCACTCAATTGTTGTTTAATATCATTCATTAACTCAACTTTAGAATTTGGTTTATAATAAGCATAATATTTTGTTTCCATTGTATAGTTTGATAGAAGTTAATTAGTTTTTAATCGTGTTTATTCTTTTTAATAAATTTTATATATAAGTTATAGTTTTCAAGTCTTTAAATTAGATTTTTTATAGTATAAATTAATACTATATATTCTAATATGAAGATTATAAAGTTTATAAAAATAAAATAAAAAATAATAAAAATCAATTTTTAAATAGTGTAAAATTATAATTACTTTATAAACTATTAATATATTCCCAATTTAAATCTTTACATATGTTTTTCCATATCTGGTCTTGTTGATGTAATTTTGTGCGTGATTTTAACAATTGAAAACAGGCTAAATATTCATCTAGTTCTAGTAATTCAAAGAATTTATACATAACATAATTATAGGATAAGAAATTTTTTCTTTCAACAGGGCAATATTTTTCAAAAGGTATTTGAATTGCTTTAAACATTCCTCTAATAATTTCTTCAATTTCAGGAGCAATGACTGGTGGTGGTAATCCATTTAATTGATTTATAATATAAGGTATGTGTTCATAATAATCGTTTTTCTTGATTTTTTTAAGTATAGTTCTCATTTTATCTGGTGTAATTAAAGACATATTTTTAATACGTTCTTTTTTAATTTCAATAATAATATCATTATAAACTGTTTCTGGAATATCAGTTGTTTCTTTGGCTTGGAATTGTGCTAAAAATTCATTTAAATGATTAATACGTTTATAGCAAAATGAGGTCATTTCTTTAGGAGGTTCTTTAAAACTTGGTTTATCACTATCTACAATTATATTTTCAATATAACCACAGTTAGGACACGTAAGTTGTCCCGAGTTATTATTTAAAAGCATTTCAATAGAACATTTTATACATTTATCAAAATAATTTTTATTTTTAGAGTCATTGGTTGTATTAATATAATTTTTATCTATTAATTTCATAAATTTATCATAAATTATATCTTTATTTATATTTTTAACTATTTTATTATCATTATTATTTAATATTGTAGTTAAAATATCATTTTCATCTTTATTATCATTATCATTTAAATGTTCATCTTTATATTCATTGGTATCTAAATTTCCATCTTCAGCATTGTCATATTCAGAATTGTCATCTTCAACATTTTCATCTTCAACATTATCATCTTGATTATTATTATCTTCTTCAATTTCATTTTCATTTAAACTATTGTAATTATGTTCTTGATTAACAACATTATAATAATTATTTATTAATTTACCTGTTTTTAACATATAATCATTTTGTTCAATATTATGTTCTATTTTATAAATTTCATTTTCAATTTCTTTTTTTTTATCATCATAAGCCCATATTTTTTGTTGTAATTCAATATTAATTATAACTTCTGACGCATTTTTATTATTTAATTCACTAAGTTTATTATTTATTTTAGTTAACTCTTTATAATAATTATTTAAATTATCTTTATTATTTGTAAATGATTTTAATATATTATTATGTTTTGCATCAAGAGTTTGCCTTTCGTCTATTAATAATCGATTTTTAGTTTTGTGTTTAAAAGCCATATAAATATTTAAAATAATAAAAAAAAAATAAACTATTACTTATACTTACTATAATCTTTAAGTATATTATAAATATATAAGACAATTATGAATAAATAATACGCATTTATATACTATATACTATATACTATATACTATATACTTTATACTATATAAATTACACTATATAATTTAAAATAGATAATTTACACTATATAATTTAAAATAGATAATTTACACTATACAATTTAAAAAATATTAAATATGAAAAATAAAAATTGATTTATAAAGTATAATTTTATTGTATCTATAAACTAAAAATATTACCTAAAATGTCATCAACAGAAGAACAAACTTCTTTTAAAGAAATAATATCTAAACCTTTTAAAAAAGATAAATTAACAATAAATGTAAGTGATAAACCCTCTATTGAAGATTTAAAACAACTTGAAAAAGAAGAAAAATTTTGTTTTAAATTTAATAATAAAACAAAGAATGCTTATATAGATTGTCATAAAGATAAAGAATATTATATGGATTTTTATAGAACCTTTGGAAAACCCTATGTATATGGATTATACGAAAAAAATAATGAAACTAAAGAAAGTAAAATTATTGGAACAGTTAGTTTAATTTATCGCTATGATACAAAAGTATGTCAAATTATGGATTTAAAAATTAAAAAATCCCATCGGGGAACTGGAGGTGTAAATAAATTTATTCGCTCTACATTATTTAGTAGAGTTTTAAATAATAAAGGATATTATGCGATTTCTATGAATACAAATACAATTATTGAAAATTTAACATCTAAAATGGTATTACCTAAAATGAAAAATAGAGGTAAAATGTTTATCTATGTCATTTCATTTGATGAATTAAATAAATGTTTAGCAACATTATCTTCTTTCTATTGTAGTGAAATTGGATTTATTGATAATAATAAAAGTCGTATGTTTGTAGATAATACAACAAAAAAAGGATATAAATTATTACATTTACATCATAATGCTGATTATAGAGAAGAAATTGATTTTACTGAACCACAACGTGGATATCATTATTGCTTTTCTATTCACGAAAGTAATGAATATATTATACAAGAATTAAAAGAAAAATTTAAAATAACATCAAGTTCGAGTGCTACTATTTATAGTAATGACTTTAAAACTGATTGGTCAAAATTTGTTAAAACATTTGAAATTTGAAGTTTTACCAAAATAAGTTTTTTTTAAAAACTTAAACTTATTCGATACCTAAAAATTCACTTTCATAAAGTTTAAATATTTTTCTATCTTTATCACCATTTAACAATCCTTCTTTTAAAGTTTCATTACTCATTAAAAATTCAAAGAAGGTTATAAATTTTTTAAGTCTATCCAGAATGATTTCATTTGTATAATCACTATCATAATTAACTTCATTCACATACATCGTTCGTACTCCTTTTTTATTCGTATAAGATTCAACTAAATATGCCTTTTCAAATTCTAAAGAATGTAAATAAAGTTGAACTTGAACGTTTTCATAATCACGGACTTTTTTAAATAATGCTTTCTGTCGCATTTTAGCCTCAACCAATTCATTTTCAGTTGTAATACCATCATATTTACCAATAAGACACCAGTCAATTGGGAGTTTAGGATTTTCAATACTCATTGGAATGTTAACCCACGCTTGAGTATTTTGTAATGTTTTTTCGCTTAATCTACAAAATTCATCTAAAACAGAATCTTCATTTGTAATACCGTGTTGTTTATTTGTAATAGAACATACTTTATTAGTTAACTCTGTTTTTTGTTTTTCTGTTAATTGTGTTTGTTCATTAATATATTTTTTAATATCTTCTTGTTTAGAAACCATATCATTACTTGTTTTAGTTGTATCTAAATTAAGTTGTTTAACTTGTTCTAGAATGTTTGTTCCTGAAACATTATCAATTTCCCAAATATCATTATATTCATTTGATGTAGCAATCGTTTCTTTTTTATCTTTTAATTTTTGTTCTACTAATTTAAAATCATCTGGTAAATATTTACGCCATAAATCACAGGTATTTTTTGGAAAATTATTGTAATTATCTAATCCAATAAGTGGAGCGATTTGAGAAATAGATATAGTTAAACGTTTTGACATTTCTAGAAAATATTAAATATTAATTAATATTTAATAATTAAATAATAGTTAGTATTTAATAATTAAATAATACTTAGTATTTATTAAATAAAAGTTTAAAATTATTTTTAAATCAATTTTTATAGTAAATAAAAATACATTAAATTAGTTTAATTATTTTGTGCTTTTGCTTTTGCTTCTTCAGCATCCAATCTTCTTTTTTCTTCCATTTCAGCTTCTAGTTCTTCCATATCAACACATTCACCTGTTTCTTGGTCACATACCATAGAACCTGTTTCATTACGTGATTTAATAGTAAGGTGTGCTAGAGTAAATACTAATCCTGGAACATAAAATAAACTTGTTAAAATAAAACTATATATTATTTTATTTAGATTTTCAAATTTAAATAATTCTTTTATCGTATCCCAAGTTATGTATGGAAATTCATCAAGTAAATAATCACTTACTATTTCTAACATTTCACCTAAAGGTGGAAAAATAATTGTAAATAAAATTTTAAATATATTAGTAGGTATTACAACGATACCATGACCTATACCTCCATAGAGAGATCTATCAAATAAATCATAGTCATTCGCAGCAATTTTATTTTCTACAAAATCAGTTTTTCCTAATTTAGTCATTTTTTATTTTATAATTATTTTTTTATTACATATTTTATTATGATATTTTATTATAATATATAATACTAAATTATATTATTATTTATAATACTAAATTATATTATTATTTATTCATTATTATTAAAATAAATATCTGTATATAAAAATTTTTTATCTTTATCAGAAATATTTCTTAATGTATAAACTAATCCAGGTATATAAAATAATGTAGTTAAGAGAAAACTGTATACTATTTTATTTAGATTTTCATAGGTAAGTAAATTTTTAATAACTTGCCAATTTAAATATGGAAATCCAAATGTAAGATCAGTATCAATACAATTCATAATTTCTCCTAAAGGTGGAAAAATAATAGTTATAATAATTTTAAAAAAATTAGTTGGTAAGCAAAAACTACCATAACCTAATCCACCATACATAACTTTATCATATAAAGTCCATTTATTTACATCAATATCATTTTCCATTTCTGTTTAACTTATTTATATATTATTTATTATATTACTTATTTATATATTATTTATATAAATAATATTAAATTTTATTAACTTATTATTGATATAGATTTTTTATAATTTATAAATAAAAAATTTTACACCTTTGATATGTATTTTTAAAAATTAAATAAATAAAAATAAATAAATAAATTTAAAAAAAACTTAGAGCAAAATAAAAGATAAGACCTATTATAACAACAAATCCAATTGTGCTATAAAATGCCCCAACTGTTTTTTCATCAATATCTATATCAGTATGTTCTTTATTATATTTACTTAATTCATAGGCTTCATATTGGTCAGCATATCTATTATTATTTGTTACAACAAATACGTATATAATTCCTGCTAAATAATTTACATATGTTAATAATAAACATACTAGTATTGAAAACCAACCATATATTCCTTTACTTAAAAATATCCCAAAAGGAGGCATTAATATATTCATTGTATATCTAAAAAATTTAGTGCTAATTGCTGTTCCATTTCTAAGGTCTGTAACAGATTTTGGTATAATACCTGTAAAATTACCAAATATCATATTATAAATCCATTTAAATGCGTAGTGTGTGATATCAAATATAAAGAAGAAGAATCTTAAAATAAAATAAAGTATTATATCTATAAGATATAATACTATACCTGTAATTGGTCCTGGTCTTCCTAACATGCCAGGTAATTGTTCATTGTTTTCTACATTTTGTTTTCTAGCCCAATGTTTTTTAGAAACATAACTAAAATCACCAGGACTTTTATAATTATAATTATAATAATCTATTTTTGACATTTTTATTTAACTATTATCTAATTATTAATTTAATTGTAATTTTATTATTTAATAATTAATTTATTTTTTATTATTGTTTATCTTATATATATAATATAAAAATAATTTATTAATAAAATTTTATTTAATTAAATGAAAAAAAAATTAAAAATAAATATAATATATTAAAAATAAATATAATATATTAAAAATAAATATAATATATTAAAAATAAATATAATATATTATGAATAAATAACTAGTAGGGCATATACTAAACCAGGTATATAGAAGAGTAATGTTAAGAATATACATACAATTATATTAAGCCATCCAGTTAAACCCATATCCATAAATACACCAATTGGAGGACATAATATAGTTCCTAGAACAACACTAAAAGGAACAGTATTACTTTTTGTTAAATAACATTTT